TAGTTTATCATCAGCTATATCTTTTTGCACATTTATGCGTTGTTCTTGCAACATATTTTCTTGCATCTTTTCTTGTGCTCGTTGATTTTGCTTCTGTGTAAATTGTTGTGATTCAATATCTATCTCTTTATCTTTTAAATCTAGTTCAGTTTTACGGATTTCTACCAACGGATCTCCGTCTTGTCCTTGACCTATAGACTGTAAGAACTCTGATGTAAGTTGAGCCATGACAGGAGAGCTATATTGATCTAAGGTCATTTGTATCTGTTGTTGTATTTGCTGTGCTTCTTGTGGTGACATTTGTTGCATTTGGCCTTGCACTTCTTGTAGTTGCATCTGCACTTCTTCTGGTATTTGTTGACTAGCTATCTGCGCTGATAAGAATTGTAAATGTTGCATGCAGTGACTAATTATAATTGATTGTATTTGTGGGTTTTCTTTGACTACTTGCGTCAAAAATAAACTTTTATGTGTTTCTAAATGCGCCTCGTGGTTTTGCCCTTCAAAAGCTTGAGCTGGTTGCCCCAACATAAGACTACTGTTCTCTAAACCAGCATCTACTGGCTGTGGTGTCATGTCAGGTGGTGGAGGTATAAGCGATTCTACATTGTCTACACCGAGAGCTGCATACATTCTTTTGTATGCTTCGTACATGCCTTGTTGCCCATGTATCTCTGGATTTGATTGAACCATTTGTAGCAACTCTTGTGCTAATGTAATTCTTTGACTTTGTGAAAATATGTTTGGATCTGATACGGGTATAACGTCTATGCGCCCGTCAAAGTCTTGTTGTTTGATTTCAGTTGGAGCTGAACCGACAGCAAAAGGGTATTCTGGTGGTAAATACTCTGCAAATACCTTAGACAGTAACTGAAACTCCTTTTTTTGTGCATAGTGCAATCTTTTGTGTATTGCACTCATTACCTTGGTTCCTCTTTCTAGTAGAGCTACAGTTGTACCTACTGGCATAGCTGCATTACTATCGCCGATATTCATATCAGCTATGGCTGCAAACCTTTTTCCTGAATCCACTAATAAACCAAGTAATTGCATAAGCACGTTACTAGGTTCTTTTATAGGTAATGGTATTAGGTTTTCTCTTAGTGAACCGCCTGTAGTATCAATATCTCTGAACTCGCCCGGCTGTAATGGTTCGTCCTCATCTCTAATACGCATGCCTCTGGCTTTAAATCCAGCTGGTAAGTTAGCTAATGTTCCAGCATCTATAAGTTGTCTAAGTATAGAAGTAGAGGCTTTAGATAAACCACCGATCATGTGTGAAAGACCTAAACCATAGAAACCAAGGCCCGGTAAGAATTTGTACTGTACAAAATAATTAATTTTGTTTTTGAGAGGGTCGCCTTCTATGTAATTTCTTCTTATTGATAAAACTGTTTCTGAGCTTTCGTCTATAGTTATTATGTAAGGTAATTTCAGACCAGTTGGTTCACCATTTGCACCTATGTCCTCAAAACCTTCTATATCTAAGACCGTGTGTATTTCGTAGATGGTTCTGCTTCTGTCCTCTCTGTAACTTGGTTCTATGCCCTGTATTTCGTCTATCTGTGTTTTAACGTCAGAATCTGTATCACTGTAGTCTGTTTCGTTTATCTCAACATCTGCATAAAAACCAGTAACTTGTTGTTTCTTTATCTCATTTAAGGACATGTTTATGGCATGTGTGATTCTTTCTGCTGATGACATATCACTGGCTTCGTAAGGAACAATCAGATCTTCTGGTGCTATAAACTTAGAAACAGCTTTGTTCGTAACAAAATCAAAGTAAACTTTCTTGAAGGCTGAACCAGCTAGTGGTAGATAAAACAACAGCATATCTAGCTCTGGATCATATTCTTGCATTACATTCATAATGTAATAGTTCATAAACTCTTGTACTCTTTCGGCCTGACTTTCTGTTTCTATAGTCCTAGCTCCAACAATTTCTGTTTTGACTGGACCTTTGGCTGGTAACATTTCCTTGTATGCTTGCGCTTGGAACTGGGTCACGGCTTCTGCCAAAATCGGGTGAATTACGCCAGAACTACCTTCAAACGGTTGTGATCTTTGTTCGTCAAACTTCATGCCTAGATATTCCAAACCTTCTGTATAGGTTTTTTCCCACTCGCTTCTGGATTGTTTGTCGCTATCAACAGAACTTATTAAATCTGATGCTAGTTTTTGCAGAGTGCTTTCGTCTATAAAATCAACCAGATTGGAGTTAAAATCCATCTGTGGCATAGGTTGTTCTTCTATCTCATCACCTACCAATATTTCGTCTTCGTTGACTAATATTTGTGCTGCGTCACTAATTAAATCTTGTCTGGAAGGTTCCTGTGGAATTGTGATGGAGGACCCTTGTATGTTCAAGTCTGGGTTTGATTCGGTTCCTAATGCTTTGTCTATTGCCATAATCGTTTAGTGTAGCACTCTAGGTCTGATCTCGTCACCCAAAGAGTATAATTCTGTAAGCTCGCCTTCTAGTATTAAACCCTGAGATTCCGCTATTAGCAATGCTTCGTCTTCATCATGTGCATGTATGTCAGGTCCTTCATACTCTTTAGCATCATGTAAGAATGTTGTTAAAAATATTTTCATCAATAATATACTGTTCTGTTTTTAGATAAAAATTTAGCTTCGTCTTGATAATCTTCTTTTAGGGATAAAAAACCACCTTGTCTGAACCTCATCAAAGCCATAGTCGTACTATCGCAGAAATCATCATTATCGCCAAATGGAAATGACGCTAATTCTTCTCTTACTAGATCTGCAAAGTCTTCATCAGGTGCCCAAACCATACCAGATTCAAATATAGGCGCGACACTGTTCATTCTTGCCACCTTGTCTTGGCCTCTGCTTGGTGAATATGCAGTGACAGGTATGCCCATGCGTCTTAGTTCTTGTGTCAGTGGTGTTCCTGATGCTTTTGCCTCAATCAGCACACAGTCAGGTTCCCAATACTTATACTCATCAAAGGCTATTCTTTTGAGCTCTGGAAAGTCTACTCTAAACCTTTTGGCATCCAGTAATATTATATGTTCTATTTCTTCGCGATCTTTGAATATTGCCCATGTCGTTATAGCAGAGTAGTCAGCTGTTTCTTTTTTAGAGAAAGCGGTGTCATAACTTTGTATGACATACTCGTAATCTGGGACCTCTTCTTGTTTCCATTCTCTCCACCACTCTCTTTTTACTATAGAGCCTTCCTCAGAGGTAGGATTCTGCATCCACTGTGAATTCCATTTTGATACTGGCAGTGAGGCTTTGACTGACAATAATTCATCTTTTTTCCAAAACTCTGGCCATAGCGGTGTTTCTGTTTCAGGCATGATTGCGGGAAACTCTACAACTTCCCATTGGTCAGCATTGTCATCGCCTTGTTTCTTTAGTACCTTGCCCACCAAGTCTTTGGTGCTCCATCTTGTCATTACTATCACAATAATTCCGCCCGGCTGTAGTCTTTGTCTGGGGCCAGATGTATACCATTCATAAGCAGATTCTAATGATTTTGGAGATAGGGCATCTTGCTCTGAGTGTGGGTCATCAATAATCAGTAAATCAGCACCACGACCTGTAATCGCACCACCGACACCAGCATAGAACGATTCACCTTCTTGGTTTGTGGTCCATCGTCCAGCTGATTTGTTATCTGCTTGTAATTTTAATTCAGGAAATATGTGTTGGTATTCTTCACTGTCAATGATGTTTCTAACCTTACGACCAAATCGCACAGCTAATTCAGCGGTGTGTGTGGTTTGTATAATCTTGAGATCTCCTCTTCTGCCCATCATCCATGCTGGAAAGTATGTAGATGCAAATTCAGACTTGGAGTGTCTAGGTGGCAGACATACAATTAATCGTTTTAGCTTGCCTTGTGCTATTTTATTAAACTTATCACCAATAATCTTATGGTGTCTGCCTTCTATAAATTCAGGCCAGAGATGTTTAACAAAACTTATAAAATCTTTTTGACAGCTATCTTGTTTGTCAATTTGATCGTATCGATGCAAAAGGGCAAGAGCTTCTGATTTGTCTTGTTCTGAAAGTATGTCGAAATCTTTAAAAGATACTTCTTTCATTTTAAAAACGGATCAAGCAACTAGGTAGTGACATAGTAGCTACCTGACCCTAAACACATAGTGCCTGTAGTCAGTATAGTGCATTTATGTAACATGCTAAACCTCACTCCACTCTTTACCTTGAAATAATAAAGCTTCTGCTTCTCGTCTGCGTATCAAACCGTCTAGCACCTCGCCATTAGCCTTGTTCCATCTTTTTATTTGTTGTGGCACTTCATCGTACTTACCTTCGTTTAAAACACGAAGCATGGTAGAGCTACCTAAATTTGATGGCCCTAAATTATAGACCCATGCACACAAAGAATCATACTGGCTTTGATTTAGGTCAACATCAACCATGTCGTTAATATAACTTTCATACTCAATCATCTCTTCTTGTAAGAGATAATCAGCTTCGTCTTTGTTTATTTTGTCGCCTTCTTTTACGTCTTTAGTGTGGCCATATCCTATGGTCCATACGCCAGCTGGACATAAATAAGCTTCTAGCTCACAGCCTTCAAACTTTTTTATTAGCGCTAATCCTTCTTGTGATATTTGCAATTTACTCTCCCCAAGTTCCGTCTTCCAATATTTTACCCGTTTTGGTTCCACCCCAGTATTCCACTGCGTGTTTCTCTTTGATAAGCTTTTGGCATATATCTTCTCCATCAGCTGTATAAGGTATGCCAAGAATCCTTCCATATTTTCCTTTTCCAAGAGATTTAATTCTAAATGTGCCTTCGCAAAGCTCTTTAAGTCTATCTTTCGCTTTTAAACCTAAAGCCTTTTCTTTTAAATTTCTAGTCCGGCTCTCTGGTGTATCTATTCCAGCCAAACGAACTCTTTGTTTGTGTAGTTTTACGTCAAAACCAAGGTCTAAAATGCAATCAAATGTGTCTCCATCTACTATACGGTCTAGTGTAGCTCTGTATACAAATTCATCTGGTGTCTTACTCATCTTCTT